AGCCTCAATCCACACGTAGCTGAGGAGGTCACCCTTGGAACGAACGGGGATGGTGACTTCGTTTCCAGCGCCGAAGGTGCCGATGTAGTCCATGCGTTCGGGCTTTATGGCAAAGTTCGTATGACGTTTGTAATTTTGACGGAAGAATGAAACCTGGGGATCACCCGTGATGTAGGCATCCTGGGCACCCTTGGCGACGAGATCAATCAACGCGGCAGACATTTATTAGTAAAGGATATTAAAAATTCAGCGCTATGACGAAGTATGGTTCAGTTTCAGGCACTCACCTGGGATTCATTCGACGGCGACGAACACATCATTCGTATATTCGGTAAGACGATCGATGGAAAGTCTGTATGCCTCACCACAGCGTTTCAACCTTATTTCTTTGTAAAGATTCCAAATGGGATCACGGCCGGAGCCATCCGTGTGTCTCTTCAAAAAACATGCCCGGGTATGATCACAGACGTGAAGGTTGACAAGTTTAAAGATATTTGGGGGTTTCAGAATGGTGAGAAGCATGTGTTTGCACAGGTCTTTTGTGAAAATCTCGCAGACAGACGCAGGGTGGCTTCCAGACTTCGGAAGACTCCGTTGAAAGAACTGAATATTAAGGTTAAAATGTATGAAGCAAACGTTGATCCTGTACTCAGATTGATGCACCGAACCGGTATTCAATCTACGGGCTGGATTGACACATCAGCAGCCACATGTGACCGGGAATATCACACCCGCGCTGATATTGAGCTGCTGTGTAAAAATTGGAGAGATCTCAAGCCCATGGAGACTACGGATCTGGCACCCTTCGTGGTGGCATCCCTGGATATAGAGTGTCACAGTTCGACTGGTAAGTTTCCGGACCCGACTGTCCCGGGTGATGCCTGTTTTCAGATTGCCATCTCTCTTCTTCGTTTCGGATCAGACGAACCCTATGACAAGACGTGTCTTTGCTACAAACAGACTGATTCACAGTTGGAGGGATGTAACATCGTAAGCTTCGATTCTGAGCGTGAGCTGCTACTGGCCTATGCGGAATATCTGAATAAGCATGATGTGGATATCATCACGGGATGGAACATCTTCGGTTTTGATTTAGAGTACATCATGAAACGAGCAGTCATCAATACTTGCCCTCCTGAGTTTTTCTACATGAGTAAAATCAAAGAACACGCATGCAACCTAGTGGAGAAGAAGTTGTCTTCGAGTGCTTTGGGTGATAATAAACTAAAAATAGTACCGACACCGGGACGGTTTTACTTTGATTTGTTTCAGGAAGTCAAGAAGGAGTACAAGTTGGACTCATACAAGTTGGACAACGTGGCGAAACTCTATTTGGGTGACCAGAAGATTGACATGCCACCCAAAGAGATGTTTGCTCGTTTCATCGAGGGTGACCCCGTGAAACTTCGTGAAGTCGCAGAGTACTGTATCAAGGATACACTCCTGCCCCACAGACTCCTGGAAAGACTTTCGACTCTCATGAATCTTCTGGAGATGGCCAAGGCTACGTGGGTACCCCTCAATTATCTCGTGGAAAGAGGTCAGCAAATAAAAGTATTCAGTCAGCTTACCAAAAAAGCGCGGGAATTAGGATACTTGGTACCTACATTTGAGTATGGATACAAAGACCAGACGGGGTACGAGGGTGCTACTGTATTGGAGGCGCAGTCCGGAGCATATTACGCGCCTATCACGGCTTTGGACTTTGAGGGTCTGTACCCATCCATCATGATGGCGCATAATCTCTGTTATTCTACACTCGTACTCGATGAGAAGTACAACAATCTCCCTGGTATTACGTATGAGCGTTTCGGAAATCACACGTTTGCGCAGGGTGTACCCAGTGTGTTGCCAAACATTCTTTCTGAACTCAAACAGTTTCGTAAGCAGGCCAAGAAGGACATGGCAGCCTCGACCGGTGCGACGAAGCGAATGTTCAACGGTAAGCAGTTGGCCTATAAGATTTCAATGAACTCTGTGTATGGTTTCACGGGTGCATCTGTGGGTATGCTTCCGTGTGTGGCTATAGCTTCTACCGTAACCATGAAGGGACGAAACATGATCGAGGAGACAAAGAATTATGTAGAGGAGCATTTCCCTGGTTCAAAGGTGAGGTATGGCGATTCGGTAACACCTGATACACCACTGTTGATTCGCCAAGATGGCATTGTGAAAACGTGTCGCATTGATTCACTCGTGAATGCTTATGAAGTCCGTGATGACGGAAAGGAGGTGGCTACTATCGACGCAGAGGTGTGGACAGAAAAGGGGTTCACCCCCATTCATCAAATTGTTCGTCACAAGACCACAAAGCGGATTCACCGTGTACTCACTCATACAGGAGTGGTTGATGTGACGGAGGATCACAGTCTCCTTTTGGAAGATGCGAAGATGATTACACCCAAGGAAGTTCAGCTGGGTACCAAACTTCTTCATGGTTCTTGTGTGAATGCGATTATTGACGGAACATCTCGAGTATCTGTGAATGAAGCGAAAGTAATGGGTTTTTTCTTTGGAGATGGTTCTTGTGGTGCGTATAATGGAAAGTATACGTGGACATTGAACAACGCAAACATACAATATCTTGATAAGATGGCCAGTCTTTGTCCATTCGAGACGAGAATATATGCCACGATGGAAAGTAGTGGTGTGTACAAGTTGAATGCCATCGGAGATGTCAAAACCATATCTTTGAGATACCGGTCACTGTTTTACAATGCGGCAAAGGAAAAGGTTATTCCTCCATGTATTTTGAACGCACCCGAAGAAGTAGTAAAAGCCTTTGTCGAAGGATATTACATGGCCGATGGGGACACACGTATGGACATCAAAGGAAAGGAGGGGTCTATGGGCATGTTCATACTTGGTAAACGCCTCGGGTACAACGTATCCATCAACACGAGAAGTGATAAACCCGATATTTACAGACAGACGTGGACTACATCTTCCCAAAGAAAAGAACCTTGTGCTATTAAAAAATTAGAATTCTTGGAAGAGACGGATGGATATGTGTACGATCTGACTACCGAATCGCATCATTTTCACGTGGGTCCAGGTGAACTCGTTGTACATAATACAGATTCAGTCATGGTAGAGTTTGACGTGGGAGAAAGGACTGGTATGGAAGCCATTCAATACAGTTGGGAGTTGGGTGAGCAGGCGGCTCAGGCATGCAACGCCCTCTTCAAGAAACCCAACAATTTGGAGTTGGAAAAGGTGTACTGTCCCTATTTTCTCTACTCCAAAAAAAGATACGCCGCCAAGTTGTGGACGAAGAATAAGCAGGGAGAGATGAACATGGATTACATAGACGTGAAGGGTCTACAGCTCGTCCGTCGAGATAACACACCACACGTGAGGGAAGTGTGTAAGGAGCTGCTCGACGTGGTGTTGGAAAGTCCCGACACAGAGGCTCCCAAAGCACTGGCTCGTAAGCGCGCGGTCGAACTCTTGGAGGGTGACGTACCCCACGAGAAGCTCATCCTTTCGCAGCAGTTGGGTGACAGTTACAAGTCATCCAATCTAGCACACGTGTGTGTTCGAGACAAGATGCGCGAGAGACAGCCGGGGTCAGAACCCCAGTCGGGTGACAGGGTACCCTACCTACTTTTGGACACGGGTGATCACAAGGCGAAGGCTTTTGAAAAGGCGGAAGACCCCAAGTATACACGTGAAAATAATTTGAAAGTTGATTATGTATATTATTTCAAAAATAAATTTTTAAATCCGGTGTGTGATCTACTAGAACCATTGTTTGAAAACCCCAAAGAAGAAATATTCGGCGAACTCATCACTCGTACGAAACCCCCTAAGAAACCGCGTGCACCCAATAAGAAGAAAAAACAAATATTGATAGATGACTTATTTAAAAATGAAGAGCAATAATAGTTCATGGGCATACCTGAAAAGGTGGCAGTATTGATCGATGCTGAGGTGGAGAAGCGAGTACACGAAGAGATGTGCAAAGTAGTCGAAAAGGTTTCTAAATTGTATCACGTCCCATTGAAGATTGCGAGAAAGGATCTCATAGTCGGTGATTTTTGTATGGGTGTGAAGAGGGATGGAACCCTCTGTAAAAATAGGGCAGTCACCGAAGGATATTGCATGCATCATGTGAATGATAAACGACCCGTACAGCTCGTGGGTGGTACTATGAAAACTGGAGTCAGACACAATCACCCATTTCCTTCACCACCACAACCAAATTGTCCGGCGTGCAAAGTAGTCCATAGTAATGTTAATGAATTTAGAGATTTATCGACTATTATGTAATAATGAACAAATCTGATATTCTACTATCATCAATAAATACCTTTTACACTGTACCCGAGAATAGATCTACGCTCATGGAACTTCTTAATAAATCTGGTGGGATATCCCTTCGGAATCTAGAATGGTTCATCACCAACTATTCAAAAAAAAATAATTTGTCCTATACCACTACTGATGGTAAAATTTTCAGTGTACACTGTGCATACAAGTCGAGTTTAGATGGGTACAGCAAAAAGCTCTTCGACCCTTTTTGTCGTGCGGAGAAGATTACCTACACGATACCCGAAACAAATCATGAAATTCATACGACCGTGGCCCAGTTGAATTTCATCAAGTGGTGTATAAAAAATAATGTAGTTGAATACATCAAACAAAACAAAGATACTCTATTCAGTAAGCAAGTGACATGAAACCACCTGAAAATCTAAATGTCTGATATCCCACATAGTATATGTGTAATGTGTATGTTCTACTCAGACCCGTTTTTAATTTGACATCCAACACCGTCTTATTTGATTGTAACTGTCCAAAATCCAAACTTCCCGACGGCTCCACGTTTATCGGATTCATCGAGAAGGTATATGTGTATATGTTTCTCAGGGGTCGAGACAATCTACTATTTAAAGGTACAGCGTATTTGAAAAATGCATGCTCAGCCAAAGGTATGTTGGGGAGATCTTGACCCTTCACAAATATTTTAGCACTCTCCATGACTGGTTCGAAGAATGAGTTGATGACTGAGTACCCCACGTTTGAGGAAAAGTTGAATCTATTTTTAAAGGCATCGGATCCCCCTGGAACTTTTTCAAAATTTTCATCTCTCAAAAACCAGTTGATGGTCTTCACTGGAATATCCGGAACGAGTTCGAGTTTCACAATATCACTTCCCACCGTAGTTTCGGTTGTGGGATGTTTCTTCACAATATCCGTGATGAATATCTGTTGTGTATTCATGAGAAATGTTCGTTCTTCGGGTGAGACTGTCATCTCTTCTGTGATGATATCGAAGCTATCTAGTTTTAAAGTATCCGTAGTATCCGTAAAGAATGATTGAGGGTGAAATTCTATGTCGAATTCAATCTTCTGCTTATGCGCTGCACAGGTGGGAAAGTAAGGTCGGTTTGGATTATTGGACGCGTACTCATCACCCTCGTACTTTCTCGAAAAGAACATGGGTATGGGTATCATCAACTCAGACTCGAATTGATTCAGTAGGGTGGCGTTAGCCGGAAGAAGTGCCGTGTCCTCGGCCAGATTCCTGTTCACGGTGTAGCGTTTTGTTCTCTTTTCAGATGCATCCAAGTACAGTTCATCGTATATGATACCCCAGTCACCGTGGAATATCTCGACGACCAGTTCATCCACGCGCATCGTCACCGTCTTTATGAGGTGTCTACCCAATTGATCGGCGAGTAACCCACCACCTGAAATTGCTGGAAACTTCATGTAAATGTACATGTTACTGAGCAGATCACCCATATCCTTCGGGTGCATGGTCACCTTGACTGTCTGACCAAAGGGCCATGATGTTTCACCGCTGGGTATCCTGACATTTGTACTTCTGTGAAACTTTGTAAAGTTTGCATGCTGTTTTGGACTATATTTAAAGAAAGACATGTCAGGATCATCGCGTACGAGGTATCCATCTTGTTTTCCGATTGCATGAAGGCGCACGGTCGCACCCGTGTCAGCGCCAGATACAATCATACTATCTTATTGTAGACAAATTTTTAAATCAGTTTTCCACATGTCAAAATGTGTCGTTTCTTTGAGAGTTTCTAGTTCCTTCTTCAATTCTTCCGTCTCAGACACGAGTGCGGCTACAGCCTCTTGAGTGTACTGGTATGTCTTGATGTGTAACAGGTAATCGAAAGAGTCATTCATCTTATCAAACAGGGATTCCATCTCCCCCTCGAGTTCTTGTTTCTTTCTCTTGAATACCACCAACTTTTCGTTGATGACCATATCCACGAATGTAGACATGTTCGTATTCTTCTTCATGCGCTGTTCCAGCACTTGAATCATGTGTGCCTTTCTCTTCCTGTACGCATCCATTCTGATATCCATGAAATCCCTGAGAATGGCTTCAGGTGAATCGTACTTGTGAATACCCCTGGT